CGGCGAACACATTCACGCGATCAAGTGGATTGACTGAGCTACGCATTCGGCGCTCGCCGGTATTCAAGCCGCTGACCAAGCCGAGCCGTTACAAAGCGGCATACGGTGGGCGCGGTTCTGGCAAGTCGCAGTTCTTCGCAGACCTGATGGTTGCAAGGGCATTGGCCAAGCCGGGCTTCCGGGGGTTGTGCTGCCGTGAAGTGCAGAAGTCGCTGAAGGAAAGCGCGCACAAGCTGATTGCGGACAAGATCGCCAGCCATAACCTTGGCAAGCGGTTTGACGTTCAGGAGACGCAGATCAAGACACCGGGCGGTGGGCTTATCGTGTTCGCCGGGTTGCAGGACCACACAAGCGAAAGCATCAAGTCCTACGAAGGTTTCGACGTGGCTTGGGTTGAGGAAGCGCAGACGGTATCGGCAAAGTCGCTGAATCTGCTACGCCCGACCATTCGTTCGCCGGGTTCGGAGCTGTGGTTTAGTTGGAACCCTCGCCGCAAACAGGACGCTGTGGATCTGATGTTCAGGGCGCAAGAGCCGCCGACCGATTCGATTGTTGTTCGCGCCAATTGGGATAACAACCAGTGGTTTCCTGCCGAGCTTGAGCAGGAGCGCCAGGACTGCCTGAGGCAGCAACCTGAGCAATATGAGCATATCTGGAATGGGGACTACGTCACGGTAGCCGAGGGGGCTTATTACGCGCGGCATTTGGCTGAGGCGCGGGCAGAGGGCAGGATTTGCAAGGTCGCGTTCGACCCACTGCTAACGGTTCGGTTGTTCTTCGACATTGGCGGGACGGGGGCAAGGGCTGATGCCTGCTCGATCTGGCCGATGCAGTTCAGTGGGACAGAGATCAGAACGCGGGATTATTACGAGGCTGTAGGGCAACCGCTGGCAACGCATGTCGCTTGGCTTCGATCCAAAGGTTACACGCCTGACAGGGCAGAGATTTGGCTACCGCATGACGGGGCAACGCAGGACAAGGTTTATTCGGTCAGCTACGAAAGCGCGCTGCGCGATGCTGGCTATGTGGTGAATATCATCCCGAACCAAGGCAAGGGCGCAGCAGCGGCACGCATAGAGGTTTCGCGGCGGTTGTTTCCTCAAGTCTGGTTTGACGAAGACACAACGCAAGCCGGGCGGGATGCGCTTGGCTGGTATCACGAACGCAAGGACGAAGCGCGCGGCATCGGGCTAGGGCCTGAGCATGATTGGGCAAGTCACGGGGCTGACAGCTACGGCGCTGGCATGGTGGCTTATGAAATACCCAAGAAGGCCAGCAAGCTCGACCTCTCCAATCTCACAAGGGGCATGGTATGACGGAATATGAATCCGCCCCCGAAGAGGGTTTGGACCTTGCCGCACTGGCGAAGGTGCTTCAGGACGAATACGCCACGGCGGATCAATACCGCAACACGCTGCGCCAGTTGGAACTGCTGGCAATCCAGTATTACGAAGGCCAGACCCTTGGCAACGAGGTTGAAGGGCGTTCGCAAGTAGTCCTTCCTGACGTTCAGGAAACGATTGACTACATGCTCCCCTCGGTGGTGCGCACGTTCGTTTCTGGCGACCGCACGGTTGAGTTTGAGGCGACCGAGGAAGAGGACGAAGAAGCAGCGGAAGAGGCCACTGCGGCGATCAACTGGAACTTCATGCGCAAGCAGGATGGCTATCGGTTGATCCAGGACGCCTGCATGGACGGGCTGCTGCGCAAGATCGGTGTTTTCAAGACCGTCATGGAAACCCGCGAGACGATCAGTCGCCAGCGGGTGACGGGCGATCCGATGTTGCTGGGTGAGCTGCCGGATAACGTCGAGATCGAAGACCTGACCGAAAACGAGGACGGCACGGTAACGGCGCTGCTCAAGACCGAGCGCAAGGAAAAGGTGTTTGTCGATTACGCGGTGTCGCCTTCGCGGTTCCGCTTTTCGCCCTTGGCTCGGCATGAGGACGACGCGGATTATCTGGCGCACTGTGAGCCTAAGACCCGTTCGCAGCTTGTCGAGATGGGCTTTGACCGCGATCAGGTCTATCGCCTGCCTTGCCATACGCTGGACTTCAAGGAAGTTGAGCGCCGCGCGCTCGATAACTACCGGCAGGAGGAAAGCAGCCCCGCGCTTGAGGTTGTGCTGCTGTGCGAAGAATATGTCCGGTATGATTTGGACGGCGATGGCATTGCCGAGCGCCTGAAGGTTTACCGCGTTGAGAATGAAATCCTGATTGACGCTGAAACCGGCGAGCCTTCGGTTGAGACAATCGACGATCAGCCGTTTTCGGTGTTTTGCCCGTTCCCGCGCCCGCACAGGCTGGTGGGGTATTCCTTGGCCGAGAAGGTCATGGATATTCAGTTGGCCCGTTCTTATGTGGCGCGGCAGTTGTTCGATGGAATGGCTCTGGCCAACATGCCGCGCCCGATTGTCGATAGCCGTTTGGCCGATGCTGACACTTACAACGACATTCTCAATCCCATTCCCGGTAGTCCTATTCGTGCGCCGGGTGGTGCGGCGACTGTGCAGCCGTTCAATACCGGGTTCGACATCGGCAAGTCGATGCAGGCGATGGAATGGCTGACCGGGGAGCGTGAAAGCCGCACGGGGATTACACGGCTCAACCAGGGCCTTGACGCTGATGCGCTGAACAAAACCGCGACCGGCACGGCATTGATGCAGGCGCAGGGTCAGCAGCAGGAAGAATACATTGCGCGCGGCCTTGCCGAAACGATGTCGCGGCTGTTCCTCAAGAAATATCGCCTGATGCGGATTGAGGCGGACCCGTTCAAGATCAAGGTCGATGGCCAATACAAGACCGTTGACCCGTCCAAATGGCCTGAAGATATGAACGTGGTTATCCGCGTCGGCTTGGGTTCGGGATCGAAGGACAAGCGCATTCAAGGCCGGATGATGTTGGCGCAACTGATGGCCGAGGGGACGCAGATCGGTGACGTTGAGCCTAGGCACAGGTTCAAGATGATCGATGGGCTGGTGCGTGATTTGGGCATTGGACAGGGTGATGATTACTGGACCGACCCGGATGCACCGCCTGAGATTGATCCCGAAACCGGCCAGCCCAAGCAGAAGGCCGAAAAGCCCGACCCGGCGATGATGGAATTGCAGGCCAAGCAGGCACAGCAGCAGGCCGAGCTTCAACTTAAACAAGCCGACGCAGCCGCAACCTTGCAGTTGGAAAGCCAGAAGGCGCAGGCTCAAATTGAGGCGATGCGTGAAAAGCATGCGCTTGAGATTGAGCAGAAGCGGGAAGCCGCCGCACTGGACGCCCAACTTGCCAACGAAAGAGCGGCCCGCGAGTATGCTTTGGCCCGTGAGCGGATGCAGATGGAGGCGCAATTGGAACGCGAAGGCATGTTCATGAAGGCACAAACCGACGCCAGCCTTGCGACCAACAGACCGGGTGGCGCGCTCGATGCTTAAGCGTTTCGCCGCATGGCTGGCCAATTACGTCGGTGTAGCCCCTACGGTAGCCGCTGAGCGCCTTAAGGGCGGCACTGACGCTGTTGAGCGGGGAATGCGCTGGGAAGCCTTCTACCGCGAGGAAAACGGGATTCGGGACATGTTGGAAGGTATGCGCCGCGAAGCCTTTGAGGCCGCGCAGGAAGCAGAGGTAAGGGACGACCAGACCCGGCTTGCATGGATGCTTCAGGACCGCGCAATTCGCCGCCTGCAATCACGGATTGAGAACGTGGTCGCAACCGGCAGGATCGAGAACGAACGGCGCAAGACTGCACCTGTTCTCAAGCGAGTGAATTTCTAGTCCGCACGTCGCGGTAAACACCGCCCACGCCGAGAGGCGTCGGCTATCCCATGAAGGAAAGCGTATGATTGACGGCCCATCGGCAGCAGCCGAAGCCGCCACTGACGCGCCCGCACCCAAAAGTGTGAGCGAGAAGGCGGCGGATTTTGAGAATTTCCTTTTCGAAGGCGAAGACCCGGAAGAAGAGGATGAAACCCAGCCTGAGGGTCAAGACGGAGCCGAAGAAGGCGAAGACCTTGAACTTGAGGATGAGGAAGCAAGCGATACCGAGGACGAACCGGCAACGGCCATCGAACCCCCGGCGAGCTTGAACGCGGAGGAAAAAGCGGCATTTGCCCAGCTTCCAACGGAAGCCCAGGAGTTGATCCGCAACGTTGAAACCCGACGCAATGCACAGGTGCAAGAGGCCACCACTAGAGCGGCAGAACGTGAGCGCGCAGCCCAAACGGCAGCGGAGCGAGCGGAAGTAGCAGCCGACCAGCGCCGCGCAGCCCAGCTATGGACGTTCATGGAGCAATTTGCCCCGCAGATGCCGTCCCCGCAGCTAGCGCAGACTGACCCCGCCTCATACATCGCCGCCAAGGCCCAATATGACTATCAAGCTGCCCAGTTTGCGGAACTCGCACAGCAGGTTGAAGCCATTGACACACAGGCAAGCGCCCGCGCCGCTGAGATTGATCAGCAGCAGCGGGTTCAAGACCTGATGTCAGTTGGAAAGCTGGCCGACCCCGCCACCCGCGACGAATATATCCAAACGTCGCTTGGCTTGGTCGCAGAGCTTGGCCTTGACCCGAAAGCCTTTGAGGAGGTTGCCGGTTCGGAAGACTTCAAGGCGCTCGAAAAGATCGCCGACTGGAAAGCCGGATACGACAAATACCAAAAGGCCATTTCGCGGCAGATGCAGAAGGTCCGCGCCGGTAAAGGCAAGAACCTTCGCCCGAATGCCAGCCCCCAGGACAACAGGGCGGCACGAGGGGGCCAAGATTGGCAGCGTGTGAAGACTGCGCGTTCGCGAGAAGCGCAGAACGAAGCATTCGCCGACTATCTAGGCCTTTAACCCGCATTTCAGCGTCGTGAGACGCCGGTTTCCCAATCCGCGCTCGGCCTAGCCGTTCGCATTAGATGGATTTTTCAACATGGCTGTTCCTGCAAATACGATCCAGAACGTTTCCCGCGTGGGCGTTCGTGAAGACCTCGACGACAAGATTGCCGAACTGTTCCCCGACGATACCCCTTTCCAGAAGGCTATCGGACGCAGCAAGGCGTCGAATACCTACACCGAATGGCAGACTGACGGCCTCGCAGCCGCCAACGAAGCCAACGCCGCAATCCAGGGCGATGATCTGGCCAACAGCAGCCGCGCGAACACTGTCCGCGTCGGCACGCACACTCAGATTTTCACCAAGGTGATCGGCGCTTCGACCACGGTTGAATGGACCAACAAGGCCGGTCGCCGGTCGGAACTGGCCCGTGAAATCATGAAGGCTGGCCGCGAGCTTCGCACCGACATGGAGAAGCGATTCGTGGGCAACTATGCCTCCGTCGCTGCTGCTGCTGGCGTTGCGGGTCTGACTGCCGGTGCGCAGGCGTGGATCACCACCAACGATTCGCGCGGTGTGGGCGGTGCTGACGGCGGCTTCTCGGCGGGCATCGTCGCGGCTGCTACCAACGGCACCCAGCGGGCCTATACGGAAGCCCTGCTCAAGACTGTCATGCAGCTCTGCTGGGCTGCTGGCGGCAATCCGAGCATGGTTATCACCAATGGCACACAGAAGCAGACTGCGGCGGCTTTCACCGGGATTGCGGCACAGCGCCGTGAAACCGGCAACAAGAAGGCCACCATCATCGCGGGCGCTGACATCTACGTCAGTGACTTCGGCGATGTGCAGTTTGTGCCTGACCGCTTCGCCGATGCGCGTTCCGCCCTCGTGGTCGATCCCGAATATTGGGACATCGCGATCGGCGATCCGCTGCACCAGGACGAACTGGCCAAGACCGGCCTTGCCACCCGCAAGGCGCTGGTGACTGAAGTTGCCCTGCGTTCGCTGAACCAGGCCGCTTCGGGCATCGTGGCCGACTTGACCTGAACTTGATGGGGGCGGGCTTTCGGGTCCGCCCCTTTCTCATGGGAGGCCATATGGCACGCGCAAAAGCAACTGACGGAACAATGAAGGTCAAACTGCCCGACACCGTTTCAGACGGCGAAGGCGGGTTTCTGGCCGTGGGCGATACGTTCACCCCGGCAGACGAAGAGGCCGCAAAGGCGCTCAAAGACAAAGGCGCGGCGGAGTAGTTTCTATGTCGATGTCCGATTGGGAACTGGTTGACGATGGTTCGTGGAATGGCCTGCGTAAGTGGATGCGGGCCAGCGACGAAGACCACGGCACAGTGCAGGTCGCTTACGATCAGATCAATTTGCAGCAGACCTTGGCGGACAACAAGCGGGCGCAGAACCACGAGACTTTGGACAGGCGTTCGGACCTTTGGCACGCGGCAACGATCCCACCGATTGTCGAGCTTGAATGGCTGACGAAATACGGGGTTCGGCTGTCTGACCCTAACCACGGGCCTGCAATCAAACGGCTGCTCAACAGCAGTGAATATGCGCACCTGAAGCGCGCTCCAATCGTTCTTTAAGGGGGAAGTCGATGCCAGCTTTTGACGTTCCCGCGAATCTTGCGTTCGAGAACTACACCGACCTTGTGGCGGCGATCGAAAACTGGATGGACCGCAGCGACCTTACGGGGTCGGTGCAGGCAATGATTGCGCTGGCCGAAGCGCGGATGCGCCGCGAACTTACCCCGCTGTTTATGGAAACGTCCGAGACGATCACCACGGTTGACGGCTACGGTGCATTGCCAGCGGATTACAGCACGGCGAACCGGGTCGAGTATGACGGTGATACGCTGCCCGCCTATTCATCGGTTGGCGGCAACACGATCCCGGATGGCTCAAAGCCCTACGGCTATTCGCTGGAAAAGAACCAGCTTCGGGTTTGGCCTGACGGTGATTGGACGGTGACGCTGTTCTATCAGCCGACGATTCCCTACCTCTCCGAAGGCACCCCGACCAACGATCTGCTTTCCCTGCATCCTGACGCCTATTTCTATGGCGCGATGCTGTTTGCCGAAGGGTTTGTTGCAAACGACCAAAGGGCTTCTGTATTCAAGGCGCTTTGGGATGAGTGCCTTTCCGAGATGAAGGCGCATCTGACGCGCCAACGCTTCGGCGGGCCGCTCGTTCCCCGCGTTGCGTTTGTGCCGTGAGGTGGCCTCTCCCCCCCTTCCTGCCGGACCAAACGGACCACACAGGCGGGCTGGATACCTGCAACAACGTCTACCCCAAGACGGATGGATATGGGCCTATTTCCGGCCTCACAGGCTTCTCTGACGAGCTTGGCGCTACATTCCTAGGCGGCGGGTCATTCATCGGCACGGACGGCACCAGCAACCTGATTGTCGGCACCTCGACTGATCTACTGCGGTATGCGGGTGCAACCTGGACTTCGATGATCGGTTCGCTGACCATCACGGAACACTGGCGTTTCGCACAGTTCGGAAACTACGCCATCGGGGTCAACGGGGTCGATACGAAGGTTGTCAATTTAGGCGCGGGAACGGCGGGAACGCTGGCCACTGCCCCCGCTGGCAAGTGCATTGCGGTTGTCGGTGATTACGTGGTGATCGGGCAGGCTTCGGGTGATTTGCTGGGGGTCTATACATCAGGCTTCAACGATCACACGGATTGGGATTACGTCACGTCCACTGCCACCTATCAGCCCATGCTCTCCGGGGGGGAGGTCATGGGGCTGGCAGGCGGTGAATACGGGGTTATCCTGCAACGCGGGCGACTGGTTCGCATGTCGCGCACTGGCGATGTCAATGCACCGTTTGCCTATGACGAAATTTCAACCGCTTTGGGTTGTGCCTCCAAGGGTTCGGTAGCTCAGCACGGCAACCGGGTCTATTTCCTCTCTGACAGCGGCTTCAAGTGCCTTGTCTCAGGGCAGGAGCCTGTCCAGAACATTGGATCGGAAAAGGTTGACCGCACGTTCGCCTCGGAAGTGGCGCGCGAGGATTGGGAAAAGATATTCACCGCAGTCGATCCGCAATCGAAGGTGGTTATCTGGTGCGTTCCTGGCACTCCCGGCAAACTGTGGATTTACAATTGGGAACTGGACCGCTGGTCAACCGCCACGCTCAACCTTGAAGGGGTGTTTTCGGGCTTCACCAGCTCGATCGATCTTGAAACGCTGGCGGTGACTTACACCGACCTCGACGCAATGACGATCAGCCTTGACGACCCGCGTTGGTCCGGTGGCAATCCCCGTCTTTACGGCGTGGCAAGCCAGATTGTCGGGACGTTCTTCGGGGATGCGCTTGAGGCCACGTTTGAAGGCTCGTTTAGCGAGATGGTTCCGGGGAGAGTTGCAAGGGTTCGGGATATTCGCCCGGTCACGAATGCAACCTCAGGCCACACGATCACGCTGGACTGCCGTGCAAGGCTTGGGGACGCGGAGAACGTCAAGACGGCCTCAAGTATCAGAACGTCCGGTATCATGCCTGTGCGGGCCTCAGGGCGCTATATCAAACCCAAGTGGGTGATCGCAGCGGGGACGGACTGGTCTTACGCTCAGGCGCTGGAATTTGATCTAGAGGCAGGCGGTGAGCGTTAGCCCGGTCCCCGAAACCAGCCAACGACCGGATTGGCCGCGTTTGGTCGCCAAGCGGGTAAACACGCAAGAGGGACGTATCGCAACGCTTGAGGCGGGCGGCGGCGCGTCAAGGGCGAAGGCGAGGTTCCTCTATGGCTGACACCTTTGGGGCCTTGGCTCAAACCTTGCCCGCTGCGACCACGCTAACGGACGCCTATACTGTTCCGACAGCTAAGCGGGCGACCGTGGAAGTTGTAATCTGTAACCGGGGCGGCGCTGCAACTGTGCGGTTGTCCCATGCCAAGGCCGGGGCTGTTGATACCGGCGCGCAATATCTGCTGTATGATTTTGTCATCCCTGCCGGGGAAACGAAGGTGACGGCGCAGATCACGGCCACTGCAACGGATGTCCTTCGGGTTTACGCAACTACCGCAACGGTGGCTTTTAACATCAATGGAATTGAAGAGGACGCTGTATGAGCGCGACTAATGCCTTTGAAACGGCGCTTTTGACGCTGTATTTCAATAACACCGACCATGCCAACGTGGGCGATGCGGCTGGGGTGCAGAACAGCGCCACGGCGGGATCGTTCTACATCTCGCTGCATACGGCTGACCCCGGCGAAACCGGCACACAGACGACCAGTGAGGCAACTTATACCAGTTATGCGCGGGTGGCGGTTGCGCGCTCTGGCGCTGGCTGGACGGTATCGGGCAACAATGCGTCGAATGCGGCGGCAATCAACTTCCCGGCCTGCACGGGCGGCACGAACACGATCACGCATTTCGGCATTGGCTCGGACGTAAGCGGCGCGGGCAACCTGTTCTTCAAGGGTGCGCTATCGGCTTCTCTGGCGGTATCGTCCGGCATCACCCCTTCGTTCGCCATTGGCGAGCTTGATGTGAACCTTGACTAATGCTTCTTAGCACCACATCCGCGAAAATTCGCGTTACCACCAGCTCCACGGCTGCGGTCAATGTGCATGCCGAATGGACTGACCTTAACGGCACCACGGTTACGCCTGGAAGCCTGAATACGGCGATCAGCACTGCTACGACTACGGATGTGGTTTCATCGCCGGGCGCTTCGACTTCGCGGCGCATCATTCACATGTCGATTGTTAATGATGACACGACGAACCCGAACACGATTACGGTTATCAATACGGACGGCACGACCGCGCTGGACGTTTACCACATCACCTTGGCGGCGCAGGCGGGCGTTGATTACGTCCACGGCCAAGGTTGGGTGATCCAAGGATCAAACCCAGGCACCTATCCTGATATTCAGGTGTTCAACGGCACGGGCGGGACTTGGACCAAGCCAACCACGTTCACGCCCAAAGTTGTTATTGTCGAAATCATCGGTGGTGGTGGTGGGGGTGGTGCAGGGGCATCGCTTGCAACGGCTGTGGTCGCCAAGGGCGGCGGCGGTGGCGGCGGCGGTTCATTGGCGCGCGACGTTTTTCAGGCCAGCGATCTAGGCTCTACCGAAGCGGTAACGATTGGTGCAGGCGGAACTGGCGGGACGCCGGGTGTTGCGGGTGCGGCTGGCGGTGCTGGCGGTGTTGGCGGAACCAGCACCTTTGGCGCATGGCTTACCGCTTATGGCGGTGGCGGAGGGGCCGGTGGTGCTATTTCTGCGGCCGCGACGGGCGGCGGTGGTGGTGCTGGCACTGGCGGTGCGGGCGGCGTTGGAACGACTACTGGCGGAACTGGCGGGCTTCCTACAGCGGCAACGAACGGCACTGGCGGGCAAGGCGTAACTGGCACGGCTGCGGTTTCAACCACGGGCAACGCTGAATTTGGCGGCGGTGCAGGGGCGGGTATTGCCGCGACCCCTGTTGCTTCGTCGCTGGGCGGTTCAAGCCTTCGCGGTGGCGGCGGTGGTGGTGCGGGCGGTTCGCACTCAGCAACCCCTACCAACGTAGCAGGCGGTGCGGGCGGCAAGTCCGGTGCATATACCGCAGGCGGCGGCGGGGCTGTTGGGACTGACGGTGCTGCACCTACGGCTGGCGGTGCTGGCGGTAATGGCAACTCAGGACGCGGCGGTCATGGCGGCGGTGGTGGCGGAACGACTGTTACTGCTTCAACTGCGGGCGCTGCTGGCGGCGTAGGAGGCATCGGCGGTGGTGGTGGCGGTGGCGGCGGCGTGGGGATGAACCCCGGCCTCGGCGGCGCAGGCGGCGCAGGCGGTGCGGGTTACTGCATTGTTTATAGCTGGTAGGCCATGAGCGGCTTTTACGGAAGGGACGCATTAGCAACCGGCTGGTTCGGGACTGATGGGCTATCTTCCGGCTGGTTCGGGGAAGAAACACTAAAGGCCACTGCTGCCGCTGCCGGGGCAATGA